GCAATCAAACATAATTCACTTAGGTGAGTCTAATCGGGTAGGTGTCTTAGACCTTCCTACATTGCCCACCCCCGTAAGTGGTGCTGATCCTCTGAATGCTGCTCGGCATAGAATGTTTCTAAGGGGCGTGTCTCAAGGAGTAAATACTCTAGATGATGGAGGCACTTTGCTGATTAGAATGAGGCAGACGTTAGACAGAGATACTATTGCACAAGTAACAGAGATGGTTTATAAAACAGATCCCAAAATGACCTTCCAGCAAATGGCTCTTACTGGCCCTCAAGGTGATCCTGGTGCAGTTGGATATCTTGTGTTTAGGAAAGGCGGGGGTAATGTAGCTCAAGGAAGACTGGGAATTGCAGAAGCCGCCGCTAGAAAGGCGAGTCCGAGGCTCTAATGGCTGAACCCACCCTCCGCGAACTCATCGACTCAACTGGGCGCCCTCGTCGAAAGCCGACTGACGACCCTAGCGAACTAGCTCGTATGCCTCAGAAGGGGGTCGATCTCGCGAATGCTGAGTTGTCTGCTGCACTTTTGAACGACCTAGATCGGAATCCTATTGCTAAGTTAGCTTTTGATCCTAGCCGTACTACACACGTACCTCTAAACTTATCAGTATCCGGCATGGCTATAGCTGACGTCCCTGGCGCCTTAGATACACTAGTTGATGCAGGAGAAATTCCTGCTAGTGTAAGACGTGTAGTGCGCCGAAGACGCCCTGACTTGGGTAGTGAAAATATGGTTATAACTTCTAACGCCCCTGACGAGCGAAGAATTGTATTACTACATGAGTTTCTTCATCTAGGATTTGGTAAAATAAGAAGACGCTCTGATAAACCTATTACCTTTGCCTATGGAGGTGTTCGATTCAGGGAAGAAGATATAGCTAGATTAGTTGATTTTCAAATGTTCGAGGATCGAGAAGCAGTTCGTTACTTTGCTCGTCGAGGCATAATGAAGTATGACCTTCCTAAGATCATCAACAGCAAGGCGTTCAAAACCTTTATGCAAGAAGCCCTCCAAGCAGGAATAAGCAATGAGTAAAACCCCAGACGAATCTATCTCCATAATCAACAAGGGCCGCACAGCCCGCCTCCTTCGCAGCAGCGCTGATGACCTCCTCATAGACCGCGAAGAAAGCCTCCTTGAGCTAATGGTCAACTTATATCGTTCTGACAAATTGACTGACCCCCAATTGAGAGGCATGGTAGGGGAACTCGCCGCGCTGCGGTGGATGCGGACCCAGATTGAAACCCAAATCCGCAGAGGTGATGCGGAAGCAGAAAGGACACAGATCGGTGCCTGACGAAACCACAACCCAAGAAGGTGATCGTCTCCCAGGCGAGGACGCTCCCCAAGATGATTCCCACATCCAGGCTCAGATCGAGCCCGTCGGCGACCCCGACCAGCCTCCTGCCGATCCGCAGCCTGAACCCGAGCCCACCGACGACGGTCTCGTCGAAGCCACCATCGGCGGCCAAACTCTAAGAGTAACTCAAGAAGTCGCTGTTGCGATCGCTCAGGAGCAGGCTCTTCTCGCCCCTCCCCCGGCAGTCCCCCCTGAGCCTGTTTCTGAGCCCCCTGCTGACGACGTAACAGCTTACGATACCTTACTCTTCTCCAATCCCGAAGCTGCGGTTGCGCGGATCAAGTCTGAGATCTTCGACGAAGTCCGCCAAGAGTACCAACTAGAAGAGACTCGTAAGGCCTTCTGGAGTGACTTCTACGCCGAGAACGACGACCTCCGCGAGCATGATTGGATTGTCAAAGCGATCATTCAGCAAAACTGGGATACCTTCGGCAACATGAGTGGCAAATCCGCTCGTGATGCAGTCGCCGATGCTACCAAAAAAGAGATTCTTAATATCTCCAATAAGTTTGGGAAGGGAGGGCGCCGTAAGGGTGCCTCGTCCACACTGGAATCCCCGTCTCAACCTAACGCTCCGGCGCCATCTGCCGAGTCCGTGGAACTCGATGAGGCCCCTATGACCCTCAGTGATGTTCTACGAGCCAGAAAACGCGCCCGGATGAAATCGTCACAAACCACACTAGGTTAGGAGACAACTATGCCCCAATTCCAGTGGCAATTTGACGCTCCTTCCGGGGTTTTTAAGAGTCATGCCATGAGCAAACGCTTGTATATGGCAGCGCTCGAGAACACAGTCTTCATGGATTTTGTGAAGCCTGTGGATGGCTACGGAAGGAAGAAGGGTGACACAGTCACTCTCACCCGCATCGCTACGATCGCAGAACCCACGAGCGCAGACCTCACCGAGGGCGAGCGTATTCCTGAGGATACCTACAGCATCTCGACCACCAGCGTCACGGTGAAAGAGATCGGCCGTAGTGTCCCATTCACCTCTTTCGCCGAAGACCTGACTTTCTTTGATCTCGAGAATGGCGTCCAACGTCGTCTTCGTGATCAGATGGGTCTGGTTCTCGACTCCAAAGCCGCGGCCAAGTTTAAAGAGGCTCAAGTCAAGTACATCCCGACGGGCGTTGCTGCTGGCACGTTCGACACCGATGGAACTGCATCCACGGCAGCTACCGGCAACTGGAATGTCTTCCATGTTGAGGAAGTTCGCGACTATATGTTCGACACCCTGCTCACGCCTCCGTGGGAAGGTGACGACTACGTTGCTATCTTTCGTACCCTGGGCCTTCGAGGCATTAAGCGTGATCCTGCTTGGGAAGAGTGGCACAAGTACACTGACCCTCAGGTGAAGTTCAACAACGAGATTGGCCGTATCGAGAACGTGCGCCATATCGAAACGAACCACGCCAATGCCCTTGGTAAGGTCGGTACCAGCTCTGTCCTCGGTGAAGGCGTTGTCTTCGGCGCTGACTCTGTTGTCATGGCCGAGGTGCTTAGCCCCGAACTTCGTGCGCAGGCTCGAGATGACTTCGGTCGCTCTCGTGCAGTTGCCTGGTACGGTATTCTCGAATTCGGCCTCGTCTGGGACACGGCTAACGCCGGCCAAGCCCGAGTCGTTCACGTAACTAGCTCGTAAGAGCCATCCCTGGGCGGATGAAGTAGTAGGAGACTACTATGGCCTATACTCACTCCAAGCAAGAAATCGTCATGGCGGGGATCACCCCCTCGCCTAGCGGTGGCGCCCTTAGCGGGCCGACTGCCAACCAGCATGTGAATAGCTTCATCGGTGGCGTGACCGGCGTCGTTGCAGAATGGGGTCCGGGCGTTATGCCTCATCTCATTCGTGGTCTTGCCTATGTGCAGACCGCGGTCGCTGTAAACACCGCAGCTCCTGTGTTCCGCTTCCAGCATGTGAAGGGTGTTGCCTCCACTGCTACGAATATCGGAACGTTGGTGCTCCCAACAACTGTAACCAGCCTTGGCCGCAGTTGTTACTATCTCGTCAGCGGTAACGTGGAAGTCAAGCCGGGCGAAGCAGTCCGGGTGAATGCAACTGCTGCTGTTACGGCAGGCGTCGCAGGCCGCTTTGTCCTCTACGTTGAGCCGCGCTGGGAGACTCCCGGCAACGTCACTGAGATGATCCTAACCACGGGTCTTCCGAGCGACGCATAGTGTTAAACCAACCCTGTTGACGCTCAGTAACCCCTGGTATCCTGCCATCGGCAGGGGAGGGTGAACAGCAGGGTTCAAGGTGGAGAACCTTATGCCCCTTACTGCAACTTCATTTACCTATGTCGTCTTGCCGACTGCGGGCCAAGTGCCTGTTACGGCTGGCACGGCTTACGATGTCCGCAAGGGTCCAAACTACGAAATCCTGGGTAAGACCCGAATCGTGCGGGTGCGCTGCGAGCTTAACAACGCTTCCGAAACTGCGGCCTATCCCACGAGCGGCGGTATTCCCCTATCTACCGCGAAGGGCGACTGGGGCATGATCCGCAACATGGAATACCTTGAACTGTATGGCCAAGGCATTCTAGAAGATCCTACGGGTCTGGCCACCGAAGCCCCGATGTTCGTTATGCGAACCCCGGCAACCGGTGGTAACTATTTGGTCGGCTTCTCAGCCCTCGCGACCGGCGCCGGCGCAACTAGTATGGCTACTACTCGCAAGGGTTTCCCTGAGCTGCCCACCACCTGGACTCCAACCTTAAGTCCGTATACCCAAACCTTCTACATCAAGGCCTATGGCTGGTAATAAAGGAAAAACCGTGGCTGCAAAGATTAAGAATGAAGGGGGGCTCCTGGTGGAGCCTCTCCTTACTCGTCCCGAACGTGTCGCCATCGTTGCGCTTGGCCGCTCCTGCTATGACTTCATCCAGGAACAGATTTCCCACGCAACGAGACGCGACACTGAAAATCCCCTCTTCGACGAGGTGTGGACCCTTAACAGGGGCTTCCAAGGCTTCCCTCATGATAAGCTCTTCGTAATGGATGATCTTCGTTGGCTGGAAGAGCACAAAGATAAGAAATATGCCAAATGGCTTAAGAAGCACAACAGGCCGATCGTCACATCCACTGTATATAACGACTACCCAACGGCTGTCGAATACCCCGTACACGAAGTTGGTGAGTTTATCAAAGATGATATCTTCGCCGTAAACACCGTCTCTTACATGGTCGCCTATGCTATGTACACAGGCGTGAAGCACCTATCTATCTATGGTGCTGACTTCTTCTATCCTGGGGGCCAAACTGCAGAGGAAGGTGGCCAAGCGGTTGCCTATCTTCTCGGAATCTCGACGGGCCTTCAGATGATGATCCACCACATCCCACACAGTTCAAGCCTTCTATATGCCTCAAAGGCCCAGCAAGGGCCGGGCGGTCAGCTTGCCCGTCCTCTCTACGGATATCATCGTAAAGCCGAGATGGAGAAAGCCAAAGGGGAAGACCGTGCCCGAAAGGCTCAGCAAAATGCGTCTAAGAAGAGGAATAAGTAATGCCCTTAGATCTGGCAAATGTCCATAAACTTGCGGTCCGTGAAGGCACTAATCAGATGGAGATAGTAGGTCGTGCTCCTTACGTTCGATTTGTGCATCGCGAAGTAAGTGAAGACGGCAAAGTTGCCCCCGAAGGCTATGCTGTTATATGCCAAAACGGAGGGTTCTACGGCGACGGAGGTGCCCGCATCAAGCGTAAAGACGTACCTGACTGGGTCTGGGATCAAGCTAGGCTTATGATCCCTGAGGCCCGTGAGAAGGTCAAGCTGAAACTTCCTGAAGAGCTTCCAGACGATGTAGATGAGATCGAATCCAACGAGCCCGCTCCACAGGGGCGCGCGCCTAAGGAAATCCTCAACATAGTGGATGCAGTTCATTCTCTTGACCCTGGTAATGACGACCATTGGACTCGTGAAGGGTTGCCAAATATCAAAGCAGTAGGCATCCTCATGGGTAGGGTTACGACTAGGGCCGAGATCGAACAGTTTTGCCCCGGTCATCAGAGATCATAGGAGATAGATATGGCCACAGCCATCGCAGCACTCCAGGCCGCTAGTGTCGCAGTAGCTCGCGGCGTTTATGCCCAGAGATGGACCGCCACTATTAGTGGTGTTGGAAATCCGATGGTTGCGGCAAACCTCCCTGATAAGACAGTCCAGATCCAAGGGCCAACCGGCGGCACTAGTCGTATCATCATCGAGGGTACAAACGGTGCAGTTGTTTCGACCGCCACCTGGGTTACACTCTCAACCCCGACTGACGGCGCCCTCGATTTCACTGACGTAACAGGGGGCACCCTTAAGGTGATCCGCGAAAATCCCTTGATGATTCGTCCGCGCTTTGACACGGTAACTGCGGGCAAAACCCTAACCGCTCAAGTCCTAGCACGCTAATGCCCTATTTCCCAAGACTTTTCAACAAGCACTCGGGTCGAAGACGCCGGCTATTTGCGCGTCGTGCCCGGTTATTGAATATCTTTTCCGTCATTCTACAGGAAAACGCTGATCCCCTCCTGCTAGAAACCGGCGATAGGCTGTTATTGGAGAGTTAAGATGGACCTCAAAGCCGCACTAAGTGCCGTTCGTTCCGTACAGAGCTTCTACGAACCCCTTCGGCTGATCGAGGACGTGGTGGATGCCGCACTCGAAGCCGAGAAGATGAAAGCTTCTGCTGAAAAGCGCCTAGGGGTCGTCCAAGCCGAAATCGCAAAACTCAACGAGGATGCGCGTCAAGCTAAGCTACGCATCCAAAACGCTGGCGAGTCCTTTGATGCTAAAGAGAAAGCTGCAAAGATCCGCTTCCAGCAATCGAATGCCAAGCTTCGCGAAGAGCACGTCAATCTGAAAAGCTCAACCTCAGAGGAACGCAGACTTCTAGAAGGCAAGATTAAACAGCTTCGTGAGGAGCTTACAGTTGTTGAGAAGTCCAAAGAGAAGCGCATTGCCGAACTTGATAAGCAGATCGCATCGATCGCATCGGCTGAGAAGAAGATCGATGCGCTCAGGAAGCAGTTTGGCTAATGGCCTCCACCAAGATTAGTGACCTTACGGCTCTGGCAGGGGCAGACTCTGCGACTGGTGATGTAATTCCCATCGTAGACACTGATGCTGCAGAAACCAAGAAGATAACTGTCGCTGAGCTTGCTAGTGCTATCTCTCTTAGTACTCCTGGCAAAAATGTCATCATCAACGGCAACTTCGATGTCTGGCAGCGGGGGACGGCGACGTTCACTGCTGTGGCGAACGGCGAGTACACCACAGATCGCTGGATATACGGCAACAACACAGGCGCGGTGATTGATGTCATACGCGCGACCAACGTACCCGACGAGACGTCCGATTACTCTCTGCATGTCGATGTCACGACGCTGGACAACACGATAGGTTCGGGTGATCTGTCCGTAATCGGGTCCACGCTTGAGGGATACAATGTCGCGCAGTTTGGCTTCGGCACCAGCGACGCGCAGCAGTTGACGCTCAGTTTTTGGGTGAGTTCGGGCAGGACTGGCACGCACTGTGTCAGCTTCCGCAATAGCGCTGCCAACCGCTCCTATGTAGCCACCTATACAGTTGACGCTGCCGACACATGGGAAAAGAAGTCTATCACCCTGACCGCCGACACAACGGGTACATGGCTGACCGACAACGGCGCGGGTCTGCGTGTACTGTGGACGCTGGCGGCTGGCTCAACCTTAGAGGCGACGGCTGCCGGTGCTTGGGAGGCAGGTAACTTTGTTAGCGTCTCAGGCCAGGTTAACCTACTGGAACTCGACACCTACAACTTCTACCTCTCCCGCGTCCAACTCGAACTCGGCCCCGCCGCCACGGAGTTCCAGCGCCGCCCCTTCGCCGAGGAGCTGGCACTGTGCCAGAGGTATTATTGGCGCACGACGGGCAATGGTATAAATGGGACCTGGCGCGCTGCGTCGGTTTGCGACTTGGCGGTGCTGTTCCCGGTAACAATGCGCGCTCAGCCGACAGGAACACTGCTAGACACCACGCCGACCGTGACAGAGCCGGGTGTTGCGTCTCGCGTCGGAACCTCATCGGCCTATGGCTCGAACGTTATATGGGTGGACGGCGCCTCGTTCTGGCTCAATGGCTTTTCCAGCGCCACGGCGCAGAACGGCGCACATGTCACCAACGGTGGTGTCGATCTCGTTGAATACTCAGCGGAGTTGTAAGTATGGGCATCCAGAGCATCCGCTACAGCAGCGTGGATAACAGCAGTATCGCCGTCACGTTTGATGATGGCAGGTCGCAAGCCGCGCCTTGGCCAGTCCAAGACGGCCCGTCTCGCGAGAAGGTGCAGACGTGGCTCGATCTC